TGGAAGAGTCCGAGGAAGTGGAAAAGCCTGAAGACCCGTTTGTTGTTGAGGAAAAGAATGTCTGGCGAGTGCTTGAGTTGGTCGAAGGTCAGTTTGTTGTTGCTGAATATCGAAAGCGCGTAGATGGTGAAGTAGGCGATGAATTTGTACGTGAAGAAATGCCCACGCAAACATTCTCAGGTGAAGGGATTCCATTCTCTATCGCAGGTTCACAGAACCGGGACTTAGAGCCTGATAAATTCATACCGTTATGGCCTATGGCTAAGCACTTGTTAAAGGCTTATCAAGTATCGGCTGATTACTATCAATCGTTGTATTTGACTGCTCAGGCTACCGCTATTTTTACTGGTGTTAACAAGCCCGCCGATGAGAACGACACTGATACGGTAGACGAAACACCGCACACATTAGGTGCTGGCACCGTTTGGTCATTTGCACAATCTGATGCCAAAGCGTTCTACATGGAATTCAGCGGTCCGGGTATCCAGGCTCAAAAAGAAGAACTCGACACACAACACACCTTAGCGATGCAGTACAGCCACTACTTAACGGAAAAGGGTTCGTCTGTTGAATCGGGTGAAGCGTTAGGGCAAAGAGTTAAAGCACGCACAGCGTCTCTCAAGTCCACGATAATCAATTGCGCCACGCTGGAACAAGCGCTAAAGAATGCAGCGATCTGGAAACAGATCGATCCCGAGGGTGTGAAAGTTACACCAAATCTCGAATTCAGTGATTCGGAAATTAGCAGTGTATTGGTTAAGGCGTTTAGTGATTCTGTGGTATCCAGCACAATGCCTAAAGAGGTTTTTTGGCAATGGCTCAGGGATAAGGGCATAACAGAACTCGAAGATAACGAAATCAAGGATCTAATCGACGAGCAGAGAGAGGATGATGAGGCTAATGTTGTCGGATTTGGGCAGCCCACAAGCGCAGTGGACGCCGAGTCCTGATGGAAATAGTCGAAGATGCTGTTATTAGAGCTTCTGTTTATAGGGAGAGGTTTAACAAGGCGAGAGCCACACAGATAGGAAATCTGATACAAGATCTTGAAGTTAAGGTATCAGGAGATCTGTACGCGAGAATTGAGCGGTTGTCAGATAAAGATGTAACTCGATTTACGCGAGAGGATTACAGTACAACTAGGTTAAGGGCGTTGTTGACTGCCATTCAAGAGCTGAGTGTCGAGTGGCGAAAAATTGTAGAGCGCGGAATCGAAGTCGGTGGAAAAGAGCTTATTGAGTCAGAAATATTGCTCAATGAAAAAATCATTGGTATCACCGGCGCATTAGGTGAAGGCATATCTCCAGTTGCTGTTTATGTTGCAGCAAAGGCAAGACCAATGGAAACAACCTTGATAAGAAATGCTTTTAAAGCAATGGAAACGAATGTAAAAGCAAAGGTTGTGAAGACGTTGAAGTTGGGATTTCTCGCTGGGGATACGAATGATCAGATTGTTAGATCACTGATTGGAACAAAGTCAAAGGGCTACGAAGACGGGGTCTTGGATGTGCACCGTCGTGGCGCTGAGAGCTTGGTTAGAACTGCGATGAATCACTTAAGCTCTCAGACTGCATTGGAAAGCTACAAGGCATTAGGTTTAAGTGAGGGCATATGGACCTCGACACTTGACTCAAGAACTACAGATATATGTTTTAATCGTGATGGCCGTGTTATAGATTTAACATCAAGCAGGCCGTTGTTACCACCTGCCCATATGTCATGCCGCTCGTTTATTCGACCAAAGCTTCCGGGCGATGAACTTGAGTTCAGGGCGTCAAAGGGCAGTGAAGGTGGAAAGACCGTGAAGAATCAATCGTATCCAGTTTGGTTTGAAAAACAGTCCGCTGCATTTCAAAGAGAGACATTGGGTGCAACGAAATATAGATTGTATAAGGCCGGACTGCCACTTTCTAAATTTACAGATAGAGCTGCAACTCGAACATACACCATATCCGAGCTTAGGTTGAATCATTCAGAATTATTTAGTGAGTTGGGTATTTAGTCGATATGGGACCAAGTCCGTCTTGTTCGGGCATGATCCACTGTAGATGTTCCGACACCTAATTCACTAGCAACAACATGCGACGGCCTTTTATCTTTTCGGATCATCCTGACAATGTCATCACTTAGAACTGCGCGAGGATGAAGACTGCCGCGCATGGATCGCCCTTCAAGCACTCGATCATCAGAGTTTTCTTGGACAGATCCAAAAGCTAAGTGTGCAGGATTGACGCAGCATCGTCTGCTGCCATTTGGGCATTTGTGAAGCGTTTGAAGTGGGTGGTTTTTTATTTCATCCAAGGTCATTCCGAGGCTTAACCCAAGGATCACTCTATGGGCCTTCATCGATCTTGGTGTGTTGTTTGGCAGGTAAACAGTTCCGTACCCGTGCAGATCAATGCGGTATGGCCAGTCAATGCAGCTGGTGCTTGATATTTCGCCGCTGGCAATTTTCATTGCATGTGCTAGTGGCTCGCCTTTTTGAGTATGGGTAGTCTTGAGTGGGTCGCCATGAATCCTTAAGCGGGATAAATGGGTGGTGCAGTAGTCTTGGGCCTGTCGGGGTTTTTCGCAGCCTGGAATCGAGCAGATTTTGTAGTGATACGCACAGAGTTGGGTTTTGGAAAACTTGGCAGGGGTTGCGCAGTGATCGGCACGGCAAGTGACAAAGTCGCGCATAGTTGCTTCGTGACCGACTTGTGATGCCATGTTTGAGTGTTTTCCGCAGTATTTGCCTCTGCCTTTTGGTCGCTCGCATCCAACGACGGCGCAGTTTGACTTGTGAAACTTGCAAGACCGGCGCCCATCGACAGGGTTCGTGCAGTTTTGTATATGGCAAATGCGCTGAGACGCGCTAGACTTGGCAGCAGTCATGTTGATCTCCGATTCAGATTGACGTGGTTAGGCACTAGCAGGACTCCAACACCCTGCTAGTGCTGACTATTATACTAAAAGCCGCGTAAAATAGCGGTATGGCTATGATAATTGACGACAGGGTTCATCCTTCGATTCTGGAGGGCGCTTATCACGAGATGTGGTGCCAAGAGTTCGACAATGGTCCGTTTGTCCCGATGGATATAACGTGGAGTGGTGAGATTGAATTTGTGAATGATTCAGAGGTGGATGCTGCCTTTGTTCTGTATCAGAAATTCAGGGATGAGATGATTGAACGGGCGCGAAATGGAATTAAACCAAGAATGCCGCTAGTTGGATCTGCCGGTATGGTTTGTGATTTGGAAGTGTCGCAAATGAAAAAGCGTGTTTATCATCAGGCCGTAATGGCCGCGTGACGCTAAGCCTAGTACCAGAGACCCCAAAGCCGGGACCGGACAGGCTGAGATGCCCTAAGCACGGAATACAGGTTAATACGATGACTGTTAATAGCGTGGCATTTACGAACAAGGACGGGCGAATTGACAGGCGTACAGGCACAAAGCGAGAGGTCTGCTTACAGTGTTTGTTTGAGAGTGGCGGTACTGAGGTTACGGAGGTTGGGCGGTGACGAAACTAACGGCAAAGACAAGCCCAATAAAAACAAGGGAGCAAGTGCGCAAGGAATTGGACCGTATGCCAGCAGCTCAGATTCGTGAGTTTGAAAAAGCGGCGGCTAAAATGCGAAGTGGTGAACACAGTCACATTTTCATCAAACAGGTGAAATAGCGACCCCCCGGCGCAAACCGTCTAAAGCAGGCAACCGGGAAGCCGGACAGCCGAAGCTGACGGGGTGATATTAGCAGGTGTGGTAGTCTGGACGTTCATTAACCGTCTAGAGTGAATTATTATGAAATACCTTGCACTATTATTCCCCCTGTTACTAACAGCCTGCTCAGAAGAAACACAAAGCACGTCGGAGAGATTCGACGGCCAAGTAGTGATGATTGCCACAGGATTCTCACTGACCTCAATGTCAGTCGATGTATCAAACTTTACGGACTTCCCAGCGGTGTTTGTTCGCTGCGATGTAAGCGGATTTAACGGCGGTCAGTTGGTTGATACGTTTAGCGGTCGGTTGTTCCAGTTTGGAGGCTTTACGACTGAGCCAGATATCGAGCCGGGACAGACGCTAGGGGCTGTGATTACCTTCAGTCGAGCTGTGACATCGGCCCGATGGCAATGTCAGTACCAGCGATTCAACGTGCAGGGTAATGAGACGTTTCGGTTTTCGGGGGCTGG